CTGCGATGAAGGCGAGAATAAAACAAGTTGTTGCGGTTAGCAATGTTGGGATCATCAAGACACCAAACCAACCTACATATAGTCTGTTGTTTGTGCTTGTAACCCAGTCACAGAAGCTTTCCCAGTTGGAAGTTTGACTTCCTCTTGTTACTGAGATAGCTGCCATTAAAATATACCGGGGATGATTTGTCCTGTTGTTGCGTAAGCACCTACTGCTGCTACGAAACCAAGCATTGCTGCCCAGCCATTGAATCTTTCTGCTTCGTTTGTCATGATTGGATGTTTGTTAATTGGATAATTTGGAATGACTCTAGGTGGAGTCTCATTTGGATAAATGTTAATTAGTTTATCTGTCATTTCTTTTTCTTTTTGGGTGATTTTTTCTTGTAAGGTTTTGCTGTTTTCGCTGACTTCTTAAAAGCAGCGGCGGTGGGGGAGCCCTTAGAACCCACCTTTCTCATTGTCTCACCAGAGCCAGCTTTGATACGCTTACGCTTGGCGTGAATGTTTGCGTACAATCCTTTTTTAGCTGCCATTAGACTTTACCTTTTTTGTTTTTCTTTTTGATCGCATCTAGTAGCATATCCATACCAGCATCTTGTTTTGCTTTTTTGTTATTTCTAGCTTCTAGAATGTCTCTCTCTATTTCAAAGTCATCAGGTAATTGAGATAGTCTTTGACCTTGAGAGTTGGTTTGTTTACCGAACTCATCTATAGTATTGTATTTAAGTTTAGCCATTGGCCTCTCTATAATAGTGCGTGATCACTAGCATTTCCACTTACGTAGAGCCAGTGCTTTACGTGTAGGTTTGCCGTTAGGTTTTTTCATTGGTCCTTTTACTCCACTCATGCGAGCACAGAAAGAACGCTTACGTGCACCACCTCCGGGCTGTGGAGCCTTGAGGTTGGAGCCGGTAGCAGCATTGTACTTCTTTCTACCGGCTGCTGTCAGTCCGCCTGAGCGAGACTTATGCTTGCCCATTTTGAGACTGACGTTCTTCTTCTTAACAGCCATTATACTTCATTAGGTCCGTTTTGGTTTCTCGCCTTCATGTTGGCTAACCTGATAGGAAGACTAAGTTGAATGTACTTTTTCTTTTTTTGCTGAGAAGGTTGACTTTTATACTCTGTGTATGGAGTAGAGGTATCCTTATTTTTGTCAGTCATGACTTTTTCTTCTTGCTATTTTTCATGATTGCAGCCGCAACTTTTGGTGGCAGCTTTGCGAGCTTTGGGTTTACTTTTTTCTTCCCCTTCTTAGCTGTTGGTTTTTTCTTTCCGTAATGTCCGGGCATAATTAGAAGTCCAAATTAGATCTGTCAAGTTTTTCGATAACGTCTTGCCTGTAGGCTGGGTCGCTATCATACCTTCTGTCACTCATAGCTTCTACGAGTTCAGCTTGGCTACGGAATACATCACCCTTTGGTGGTGCTGTTTTACCTGTAACCATTCTACCTTCTACTCCGTTAGCTTTGTCATACTCTGCTTTAAGTCCAGCGACTGCAAGCTTGATAGCTTGTACGCTACCAGTATTTACAACTTCGTCAAAGGCTGCGGTCTGGGAGTTATCAAGATTATCTTTAGCCCAGTTAACTACGTTAGCATAAGCCTTGTCTCCACCAGCTGACTCCTTAATCTCAGAAATTTGAGCATCAGATATGTCAGCAGTTTCTACGATTGGCTCTGCTGGGTTGCTTGAATTTAATTCTATGTAAGCTTGTAGTAGTTCGGAGCTGGACATTCCAGAAAACTTAGCTAAAGTTTCATCAGATAATTTATTGTCATTATCATAGTACTCTTTTTGTGCATCTGTTATAAGACTAGCACCGTCAGAGAGTTTAGGCTCATCAGGTGTCTCGTCTTCTGCACTAACTGTTTCTGTATCTTCTTTGTTCTTCTCACCCAGTTTAGTTTGTAACTCCATGTAAGCTTTCTCAAGCTCTTGGGCATCTTTATACTTACCAGCTAACAGTTGTTCCTGTTCCGCAACCAACTTCTCACCGACGGCAAGAGAGTCTTGCTCGTCAGTGGTAAGGTTGTCAGTCAGAGTCTCTGTCTGTGGTGAGGTATCTACTGTAAATGTGTTTGTTTCTGCCATTTATTCTTCTTGTGGTGAATTAAAGTTTTGTATTGCTGCTGATGCTTGTTCGGCTAACTGTGGATTTTTTTCTGGGTCCATCAGTGGTGTACCAGCAAGTTGACCGGCTTGGTCTACAATAGATTTATTAGTCATCTCTTGCTGCCTTGCTTGATTCAGTTCATTTAGCTGCTCAGGTGTGCGTACAAGATTCAGTACATCTATACCTTGTGCTGCTGCGAGTCGTTTAATAGCTTCGCTTGGGTCAATAAATTTCATCAACGCTTCTGGTCCTAGCGTTTGTGCAACAGTTCCTATAAATCTAGTTAAGGATTCGTTATCCTGTCCTCTACCTAGACTATTAATACCAGCTACGATTTTAGGTCTAACAACATCTTTAGGTAGTCTTGGTATTTGGTTAGATCTCTGTAGTATTAACAAAGTTCTATTGAGGTAGGGTACTAAGAACTCTACCGTTAACAAGCTGAACAAACCGCCAAGCGATTGTTCTAACTCTAGCTGTGTAAGGCGTACCTCTTCAGCTGTTACTCTCTCTGCGTTTCTGATGTTCATAACCAAGAACGCTTCAAGTATTCTTCTTTCTATAGTTGCTGCTAAGTTTGCAGCTGTAGCAAAGTCTGCCGTCTTACCGACTTGCACGACTCCTACATCTTCTGGTCTACCCTGTATGATAGCTCCGTTACCAGCTTTGGCGAGTGTTCCGGGCTTGGTTGTTGCAGATGGTGATACAAGAAAGACAACTTTACTTGCCACACTTGCACCTTCTACAAGAGCCTGAGATAATCCTTCGAGACTTCTTAGATCTCCAATAAACTCCTCTACTCTACCACGTCCGTAGTCCTCTCCGTCTACTGTATTGAATCGAAGCACTAACCATGGTGAGGCGTTCTTCGGTGCTGTGCTCTGGCTACCTTCTAGGATCATTCCATCCACTTCTTGATGCCATCTCCAGCTACCACTACTCTCATCCATCTTAACACAGGTGTATACCTCAGCGTCGTCTTCTTCAGCACTGTATTCGCCTAATGGCTCTTCGTTAGGTGGGGGTGCTATACCCAAAACCTTACGACTTACTAATTCTTTTGTAAGTATTTCTATAACGTTACCATTACCATCTCTTTCTACAACATATCTGTTTAGTGGATAGTGTTTTAGACCATCCTTGCCCATGAAAACAAGAGCATTACCAGATACGATGAGATGTTTTAAAGCTTGATGTACGACAACACGGTCACTAGATGCAGCAATATAGTCCATAATCAATCTCTCTATCTTTGAGAATGATAGGTCTAACTCACTACGCATCGTAGGATCTAGTGTTTCGCCTAGCTTATCGTCTCTTACCTGTAATTTGAAGAAGGCTGTTTGTGGTGGTAGTATTGCAAGCATAAGTTTAGCTGCAAGTGTTACCACTGCCTTTGCTCCAACTGATTGGTAAGGTTGAAGTAGAGTCTTTTTGCCTCTAGCATCATCATCTTGTCTAACAAGATATGGTAAGGTAAGTTCAGAGCACTCAACCGCTGTGTCTAGAAACTGAGTTCTACCAGACGACAGCATAGAGTATCTTTCTCTTGCCTTATACATTTAATCCTCCAGAACCACCGGCGGCTTCTCCTCCGTCTCCTGTATTTAGATTAATTTTTAGAGCATCAGTACCTTGTCGCTTTGAAGCACCTCTGGTATCTTTTGCTTCTCTACCTGAGCCTGCACCGTATTCTACGCTAGCAATATCATCTGGATCTACTAACTCTTTTTTACCGGGTAGCTGTGACTTACGAACTAAGTCTGGCTGTCTTGGTTGAATAGGAGCTGGTGTAGGTAAAGGCTGTGGTGGGCTTGGTTTACACATTTTACTCGTTTAAAATAGATTTTATATACTGTACCACTTCTTGTTGTCCAGAGCGGTACATGATGGAGGCTAAATCCTCCTTGGGGTGGACGGGATACCAAGCGAACTTGGATTCCAGATCCTCTACTAATTTCTCTAACTTATCTGAGTGAAAGTTAAGCGTATTGAGGGAGGTTGGTGTTTGCATGTTCAAAAAATGCGGGCATGCGGGCTGCTTTTGTGTCAGAAAACTGTGGGGCTTTGCCCTGATACATTAACTGATCGCTCGCATCTGCCCAAAATTTTTTTGACAAATATTTATCAGTATTGTTTTCTGTTAGGGGTTGTAGTACCCATTGTATAGTTGCCTTCCGAAGCTTATCCAAAGAAGAGCTAGGAACAAGCCCCAACTCAGCACATACAAGACTATTTGTCGCAACGTGGATCTGTTCATCTCTGGATATATCAGCTGATACTGTTCTGAGAGCAGCATCACCAAGAAAGC